TGCAAACGTCGAGGTGATTAAGATATAACGTATACACATCATCGGAACACCACATGGTTGGCTGAAACTGCTTGTTCACCATCAATTTCATGAACACATCAACGCGCGGCAACCTCACTCGTTGCACAAATTCTGCAAACGACATAAATGCGTTGTATAGTTTTGATGTCTTAAACGTGGAAAGAGACGGAACCATCCGTCTCTGATATCTCATCCATTCTTGATAATACTTGAGAGCTTGTTGACCCCTGGGGGTTTTACACTCTCGTTCCCGCCGCATTGACTCACATTCGTGTGCTAAGTACCTAGATTCAATAACAAAACTCTTTCTGCAAAACGTGCACACAAAGTTGGAGTTATGTGGTTTCACCAGTTCTTCAAATGTACTCATTTGGGGTATTCTTTTTTGAGTTTGGTGATATCATCTTTTTGCCAGCCCAAATCTTGTGCCATTTCCACGATCCGGTCTACTGACAATAGCCCACAATAATCAATTGCTTCATCAATGCTACACTTATAATGTTGTTGCAGTACTTTACATGTGAGCGGCAGCGACACAGTTTTCGATTGAGGTTTGGGCCAACAGGGCCTGTACCTCGTTCCTCCTGCTGCAACAACTAGCAGCTGATACAGCAACTGCTTATGAGCGCCCAGTGTAAAGGTGTAGCGGTTACATGCCTCATCTACCATCATCAAGGGCAACTCTGTAGCTGAACCGGTTAACCACCGTTGAACCACAAAAGGCTGAAACCCCTTCTTTTCTTCCTCGGAAAGATTGTCAAAAAAATCGCGGTCACCTTTTTGGATATGCCCTATGCATTCGAAAATATCAACTGTGGCCACGTTCAGTTTACTCCGCTAGTCTGATGCGTTTATTGCAAAAGTGACACTTAATTAGTGATTCATCTTCAACAACCAATGAGTCGTATGGATGAATGCATTCTCTTACCATTACAGCTCGTAGTTCCGCTATCTCATCAACAATGACCTGCTTGCTCAAAATCAACTCTTGCATCTTTTCTTCAAACGGTCTAAGCTTTTCTAGCAAAGCTTGCATGTTGTTATATTTGCGCTCCCAAGCAACTTTGTCAGGACGGGGAGAAAAGTCAGTCACACGCTCTTTAATCTTGCGCTCCACTAGCTCTTCGGGGGTTTCATTCTCGGGGTGTTTACGTCTTGCCATTGTGTACCTTAAATATTGCTCAACTCTACAAACATAGCCGCGCCGTTAATTTCTGCATCGGACACATATGCGTGTCGATACAAACGCTCCGCTATAATCAAGATTGCCGAATCCCACGCCTGCTTTACGCGAAACTTGGGGACTTTTCCAATGTTTTGATAAAGGAATCTATACACCCCTTCCCAGTCGCTGCTTGAAGTTGACGAGCACACCAAAGCGCGAGCACGCTGCCAATCTCCAGAAGCTATTAATTCTAGCAGCTTGTCCTGGTAGTCACCTCCCTCACCAAGAGACTTGGGGGGTATTAGTGTTCCTGTTACAGAATTGCGCTGTGCTTCGTTAACCATTTTGCGAATATCAGGCTTATACGCTGCAACATAGGCGTCAACGACGTTGATATCAGCTTGAACTTTTTCAGCTGTCAGAATCTTGACTAAAAAGATGGCCATATCATCAGCATCAACATGCTTGAAGGTCATCTCTTGAAACCTAGATCTAATAGCATCCTTAACTTTTGAAACAGTATTGCATGTCATGATAAACCGCACATACTCACTCTTATCTTCCATGAAAGATTTGAGTGCATCTTGAGCATCTGGGGTAAGTTTGTCGCCCTCCTCAAGATATACTACCTTAAATCTACCAAACGCCATAGATCCAGCAAATGTTTCAATTTCGTCTCTAAACGTGTCAATCCCTCGCTTAGCAGAGGCATTAATCTCCAACACGTCTGCTTCGTTGACTTCACATAGGGAGATCAGCAACCGTGCCAGAGATGTTTTTCCTGCCCCCCTTACACCAGATAAAAGTAGGTGTGGGAATTTCTTTGCTGTGATGTAGGATTTAATTGCCTCTTCATCTGCAGGATCGTGAAAGATGTACTCATCTAGTGCAGACGGGCGATACTTTTCAACCCATAGATCATTATGTTGTGTCATTTTTGTAGTTTGTGAGGTGACGTTATAGATTAATTATCCATTATAACGTCACCTATTCTCAACGATTGAGAAAGAACTCACATTTGTGCGCTCTTAGTATATGCTCACATTGTTGCTTTTCCCAAAGCTCTACTTGTGTTAGCTTTCTACTCTCTTGTATCCTACACAACTCTCGATGGTGTCGCAATAACTCCGCTAGCTTTGCGCTAGTGTTGTCGGGAGCAAATAGATTGGCTGGTGCTCGATATTCTTCAGGCACTGGTTCAGGCACTGGTTCAGGCACTGGTTCAGGCACTGGTTCAGGCACTGGTTCAGGCACTGGTTCAGGCACTGGTTCAGGCACTGGTTCAGGCACTGGTTCCTTACTTATACGAACAACATTATTAGCGGCCAGTGTTAAGGCTATTGCCATTGGATCAAACGAAAATATGATCAAGAAAATTAGATACTTAGTAGCATCATCAGTTGACCACCCAAACGACTTAGCTATGAACAAGATTGGGCCCATGTGTGCTTCAGACGCTATCACGGTTTGCTTGGCTTCTGTGAGGCTTGTATCTATAGCAGACAGTTTTGCTGTGACCGCTTTTTGTTCGGCATCAAATTGTCTATGCACACTCTCCCGTGCTCTAGTTTGTTCACGTGCATCTTTAGCATTGTTGGTAGATATAGTAGTGGTGATGGATGTAGAGATTAACTCATCTATCTGCTTTTTTCGTGCTACTAGTTGAGTACGCTCATCTGTAAGGGAGGCTATAGTTGATTGTTGCTGCTGCAAAGGCAATAAATCCTGCTGATATCCCGCTGACAAATATCCATATATGCCTGTCGATGTTGTAAACATTAGAGCAGCTACACCTGATATTAGGTAGCACTTCATTGACCATTTAATCTTTGTCCAATAGCGGTCCAAATACGAAGCGGCAACAAGCTTTGCCGCTTCGAGAGACACGCCCATTGCCACAACAGACCAGAATATTCCTCCAAATGTTGTAGCAAGTCCGTATATGCTGAAGTAAGCTGCAGTACCAGCTAAACCAGCAGCTGCAAAAATCAAACAATACAAGAACACAAGTTACTCCTCGCGCACAAATAAAATTTCACTGTCCTTCAAAAAAGACACAGGCTTATTGGTTTGTCGCAGATATACAGTTTGAAAAAAGTTAGCTTTGTTGAATATAATGGTATCTTCTGTTTGCAGTGTGGGATCTACCTCATTGCCTGTCCGAATTACTGTGCCTGACAGCGTATCTTCGTTTGTGCCACTTGACACTACTATCAAACCAGAGGAGGTAACAGACTTTCGTTCCTTCAGCAACGAAAAGGTGACAAATTCACCGATTGGCACAAGAGTAGGGGTGTGTTGATCGATAATGCCAACAATCTCCGATTCTTCTGTTTTCCACATCTTTCCCTCAGCAGTGGCAAAGTAGTTTGTCCACCTAAGTGCTGGAATCACTATTCGATCTCCAGCTTTGACACTTTTACACTCAGGACCAGCATACCGAACTATTGCTTCGCGCGGTGCTTTAGCGCTATCATCTGTTGTCCCCGTAAGAACAATACCGCTGACGGTAGGTGAGTTGACAAACTCACCTCTGGTGTTGACTTGATCAACAAACGTAAAAAGAATATTGGAGTGTAATGCTTGCATGTTATTGTTCTGTGGGGAGTTGTTCTGTGGCTGTTGCAATATCGCGTGCTAGGCGTTTGCTTCTGCGCTTCAGTTTTTGATCTACGAAGTTTTCCCTTGCTGCAACTGTTGTTGGAATTGGTGCTGTTGCCATCTGTTCTTTGATGTGAATCAGGTCGAAATTCACAATTTCGCCCCTAGCGCTTCTAGCTGTTTTTGCCATATATTTTCCTGTTAAACGTGTAAAAAGTCTTCAAGTGGGAGGTTGTATGCAAAGCTGTCTACATCATGCACGCCAATAACGTACAACACATACGACGATACACTGCTACCTCTTCCTACACCCCACACCTCATCTCGCATGGACAGCGTATTTATGACCCATATTATAGCCCTGAGGACGTCAAATAAGTTCAGTCGTTGAAACTCAACTAACTCCGTTGCGAGTCTCATCTCACGATGAAGTACCTCTTCAGCACTAATACCTTCAATGATGTCAGCATGCAACAAAGCAACACAATCCACAACGTTAATATTTTTGTATTGTGGGGGGAGGTTCCAATCAACATCAAATTCTGCACACTGAGTCTTTACAGACAGTTTATCAGACATCTGCACTGTGCGATTATATAACGTCACATCTTGTGTTTCTCTAGTAACGTATTTGACGTTATGTCGTTGCATGGATTCTATGAGGGATGATGGATGGTATGACGATGTACCGTCATACCACAACACTCTGTCTCTTAGAGTTGTCCCTTTAACCATTGAACGGACTAGTGTAACCGCCCCCGTTTCCACGAGCTGGGGGTGTTCCTCCCAACAAACCAGTAGGCAAAGATTGCGGAGGTTGAGTGTTAAAGACAGAAGGCAAGTGGGCTGTGTCTACTGGCAACCTCATGTCAGGCAGCGTGTCGGGGATAGGAAACGTAGGCTCAGGTGCTGTATACATAGGTCTTGGAGCAGCTGTAGGCTCTTCTGTCAATTCGTTTATCATAGAACGAATCCGCTTCCATTGCTTAGGACTAGGCGTCCATTCATCCACGTCAGATGCAAACTCCACAGCGTCAATAAAAGTCTTCAAGTCTCGTACGGTTGTTGTCATTTGGTTCTCCTCATTAGTTGATTAAATCACCTACTATGATGTCTCGCAGATGTTTGTAATTGTCAGTTGGTCCCATAGATATCCACTCTATTGGACTAATAGGGTGGCATAGCATTTGGGTTTTAGTTAGTGATGGGCCGACGTTCTTGTATTCGGGGTAATATTCATGTACTGTTATCACTCCCGGAGAGGGGCGAGAACACCTTGGACCATATACCAAGGCTGTAAACTCATGTCCACTTGCTGATGCAATATCTATGGCGTCCAGTTGAGAGGTTTCCCTATCATACACTAAAATATGCCAATTTGCCGGTGCAACGAATTCGAAGCCGTTGATGCAAACGAGAACTGAAGAGCATATGGTCTCTTCTATCATTGTTATGGGTGCAAGACAAAAATCTCGCTGCTGCACATCCAGCACCCACATATAATCAGGGACAATGGGACCGCTTAAGCTGTCAATTATGATGGGACGGGATTCTGGATCGAATATTAGCATTCTATTTTCTTCTTTTTGTGGGGGTACTTAGCTTCTTTGTAGAAGCTAATTCTGTCTCGTAAGTGATCTTTACTATACTTTAGATCAGCACATATGTCCCACATATCTACGTGATTTTTGTCTTTGGATGTACGCAACCCTCTACCGATTGCTTGAATCACACGAGTAAACGATTTGCCAATATCCACAGTATAAAGGTTGTAAATTCGTCTAATGCTCAATCCGGTCCCTGCTATGTGCACAGTGGCGATAACAACCAGATTGTTGTGAGTCGCAAACATATCATATATTTGCTTTCTGTCAGAAGCCTTTTTGGTTGAGGTTCCATGTACAAATATAGAGTCAGGTATCAACTTTTGTAGTGCACTGCCTATAGCTTTGTTTGACACTAATACTAAACAGTTACCCAGCTTGGCGCTACTACGTTCAATGATGTGTTTAGCTAACCACTCCGTTCTACTATCCAACTCCTGGAGAAATACAGACTCCGCTTTATGATCAGGTAAGTATTGCTCCTTGAACGTATCATAGCTAGGTAGCACATCAGACACTACTTCTTCGTCGCAATATTTGTTGTACTCTTTAGTCAGATCTGTAACGGTTTGAAGAACGTTAATCGATACCGTGGATAGAATCCCTCTTTCTTGAAGAGTGTGAGCTGCAATCTCAAACCTAACGGGGCCGACAGCGATCTTTACAGCCATTGCCTCCGATGGATGTTTAGGCAGAGTTCCCGTAAACCCGTACCTGAACGGTATATCCTGTGCCTGATTTGTGACAATATCACGTATCACGGTCCCTCTTAGCCCATGACAATTTGACACAACAACTCCGTTAGCTACGTAGTTGTGGTTATGTTCAACGTGTAAGTTATAAGTGGTAGTAGGCTTATCTATCTTCACTAGAGTGCACACTCGACCAAGCAAGTTGGTTGTTACCACGTCGTGAGAATCGCGCAACTCATCAGCTCGCACAAGTCCACTTGTCGTCAAAACTTTATGGTTCCCTGTAACTTTCAACGTAGTACCATTGTCAAAGACCATCTCATACATATCTTCGTTTGACGACACCATCAAATTCTCGTGGCGCTTAACAACCGTATCCGGTTCGAAACAACTGCTTCGTTCGTTAAATGTTAACACACGATCTCCTGCCACCACATTTTTTATAGCTTTCGTGGCCCCGTTTTCCATTGTTATCAAAGTATCACCGTCCAAGCATTCGTCAACTATTACAGCCTGAAACGATTTAACAACACCCGGATTGTGTTGCAAAGCTTGCCACGTAGATACCACATGCTTGTGGTTTAGAGATTTTTCATTCCCCGAGTACTCCCCAACGTCTAACCCACAAAGTATATAATCACGTTTTGTCTGCCCGATTAGTGTTTGATCGGGGACAATCGTGATCGTTGTATGTTGCTTTCTATCGTGTGCCGTAACAAGTGCAGCGCACATAAAGGTATTATGGGTAACGATGTAGTCGTCAGTTATGTACAATTGTTCTGCATCGTCAATCATGATGCATTGAGCATCATCTACAGTTTCAAGTACTATGCTTGATACTTGTCTACCAAAAACCTGATTAACTTTGATGCGTGGACGAATGCATCGATTCTTTTTTCTAGGTAGCGAAAACAGCAATGATTGATCATGCATGGCTATGATCACGTTGAATGATTTATCACCCCATCTTTGGGTGCCCCGGTGTCTAATTTGAGGAGCAACACTGCATACAGCCCCCAGCGACCATGCTATCTCTTGTATATCTTTTGTTATCTGGCGACTAGAGGTAACATATACTACACTGTGTTGGTTATATAATGTGCCAGCTGTGTCCAGGAGACCCCTGAGCAACTCAAATCGCTCCTCCACGGATGTTTTTTTGTATTCTTCGGGAATGAACTTGTTCAGTGACTTTTTGCCTACTAGGTCGTATTCCTTCAAAGTCTGTATGATATTGAGATCGTCACAACCTGTAATTATAAAGTTACGACCGTAGCTATGGGTGAGGCTATATCCAATAGATTGTGCCAGATTACGTACCTTGTCCACCACATAGTCATCAGTCAACACCATGCTTATAGCGTTAGATGGCAAAAAGCGTCCCTTACTCAGCAATACACCCAACAAGTAACTGGGAATCTTACAGGGTGGTGGATTTGTCCACTCAATTGGCTCTACTAAAGGCACATATATGGATCCATCTGTGCGTTGTGTTAAATGAGACTTCTCGAGGAACTCTCTCATTGTACGTAGTGGAACGGTTACCTTTGAAGTCTTTGTGGAACTCCACGTATCAGGCATCCGGACGGTCCATAAGTGATCGTCGCAGCACAGGGTTGATGACTCGTCTTCAAACGTAACACGGTACAACGGGAGTTTCCCTTGAGGAAAAACAGCCACAACGGAACTTACGCGACCACTTGGAGTGGTGACTTGATCACCCACCGCAATGTCTCCCATCAACTTCCACCCACTAGGCGTCATCACCTTAGACGTTAGGCTTTGCGCTTTTCCAGATGACGTTGAAGCAAGGCACACTCCGTGCCCGTGTTCAATCAGACTGTTGACGCCGGTTACCTGATAGTCATGGAGCACGATTGGCTCCCCTGTATCTGGGTGAAGCAAGTGTTCAAATATTGAGGAGTCAACGTAGTCTGGCGTGTCATACACTACCCTATCATCTTTGATCTTTACATCGTACCCATAGTTGATCAACGACTTGACAACTTCCTCAATTATATTGAAGTAGGTCTTTCCAGTTTTGGAAAAGTAATGTGTCTGACCATCCCATATCCCTAGTTTAAACTTGGGTTGATATTGATAGCCAGGTACGTGTATGCCAAATTTGTCATATAACGAGGAAAGGTGGTTGGGGTTCACCCCCAATACCACCACAGATACTTCGTTTTGGATCCATATAGTACACTGTTGTTTCATAGAATGGCGTTATGTACGTCCTTTGTTCTTGCTGCTGTTATGTCTCTCAGTGCGTATCCACGTTTTGTAAATGCTTCTGATATAGCTTCGTATTTTTCTAGCAACTCAAACGCTTCCAAATATAGAACATGAGCTGTCGCAAACTCCGATTCGTGATCAATGTAACTGTTCATCACTCGCTCCGACAGCGCTCTTGACGACTGCTCAATGTATTGACGCGTTAACTTACCACGCACAGAGCTCATATTGGCTTCTAGAAACTTTGCTAGAGTTTTGAGCTCACACCGTCTAGAATCAAAGTAATATGGATAAGCAGCCTGCTCTTTCAGTGCATGTTCCAGTGTCTTTCCTCTAACAGCTAAAATATCCTCAATTCCTGTCAGGTCCTCTTCAAACTGCATTATTAGGTCAGGCAGCCTTGCTAAGGAGGATGAGATTTTTTCTACAGCACTCATTGTGTTAACGTGGGTATTGAGTTAATATGCGAGAGGAGCACGCGTTGTGCTTCTGTTAGACTAGATACATCAAACCCACCTATCTTAGCGGGCGCGCTGAATTTTTCATTTGTCTGTTCCACGGAAACATTTGAAATATTGCTGTCAGGTGTTACTTTTTGGTTAGTCATTTTGAACTCCATATTGAATCCTGTATGTCCATCATCAGCTTGGATGCAAACTTTAAATCTACACGCTTAGGGAGTGACGTGTTGGACAATAATGTGGTTTTGATATCGTTGTTTATCTGTTCAGCATAGTCAACGATTTCATCATACGTCATGCTTCCGTTCCGGATCGCCAGTAGCTCAGCTGCGTCAGGGCGCTTGACAATTATTTGACCAGTAGTTAGCGCCTCTGCTCCCATTCTCAGTAATCTAACCAAATGCATAGCATGTTTGCAGTCAAAACCGTGTTTTTCTTCTAGAGCTGATCGCACGGGGTTGCGCTCTTGTTTCCACGTCCAATATTGTTTCCACCTTTCTTTCGCTATCACATGCTCAGCTTTGTTATACTTAACGATAAAAGCTGGTGCCTCTTTTCCTGAATAAGGATCTGATTCGTTGAGACTGCCTGTCTCTTTATTGAATAACGTCGAGCACACTTCTGGGTATACACCGTATATTTCATTGCCGTACGGCACTAGTTTGTATCCCACACGGATACTTCTGCAATCCAACTTGAGCACTTTTTCGTGGGTGAAGTTGTGCACTAGGCTAATGAAGTCAATTTGTTGGGGTTGACTTTCTGGCTGGGGGTTCATAATCCACTTTTTGTGGCCCTTAATGCGATGAAGTTGACTCATTGCATATCCGGTGGTGGTATGGGCGATCTTTTGTGTGAGAAGCTTTGGTGCTGCTTCCCTGAGCAATTGATAAGCTGGTGTGTCGAGCACCACATCATTGGGATGAACCCAAAGCGTCTCAATAACATTGGGGTTGCAGTCAATGGCAAGCTTCATGAACTGAGATAGTTCATAAAACACGGTATCTTCTTCGGATACGTCTTCCACCTGTTTTACGGGGTAGAACGGAGTGCGTACGCACTCCGGAGCAGCAACAAATATTCCCCGAAAGTCTGTGTCAGAGGTGGGTGTGTTGGTGCCATAAGCAATGGAACCAGCATAGTGTTTGACTAGCAAATTGGTAGGGGTGGTCATATAATTCTCCTGTTGGAGAATTATACCATCCCTCACCACTCCACTTCAACAGATCAGTCCTCTGTCTCCACCATGTCAGCTATGAACTCATCTACGTTAAGAACAATGTCTTTTTTCTTCATAATCAACTGGAGAACGCGTTCCGCTACTTGATTGAAATCTTTTGCAAACCACTTATCCTCTTCTCCGACGATTTGGTACCTATTGCCACCTCTCGTCACCACACCAGCACCCTCCGCAACCTCAAGTAATCCCGAATACCTGTCAATCCCAGTATCGTACGGAACGTCGATTGATACGGATTGAAACGGTTTGCAAAAGCGTGTTTTATACCCGAATGCTTTAAGTGTAATCCCTTCATATAGGCCGATGGCAGCCTTATCACGTAGCTTTAGCTTTGTAACGAGCAGGATTTGTGACAGTGAAAACTTCATACCATCATTTACAATCCACGTACCTTCACCGTTCTTTAGATCGGTATTCTTGTATACGTGACCAGTCACAACCATTGAGATGTTATAGGTCTTAATGGCTTGCACAAAATCTTTGAGCATGCTCTTGATTTGCTTGGCACCTTGACCTTGATCTCCCTTTTGAATACCTTTCTCGTAATTCTCAGCGCTCGATTCTGTTTGAAGCATATTCAAAGAATCAATTGCTATCAACACCTTGGGAGCATCTAGATCTTCCCCGAACTGCTCCTTGTATCCAGCAATAAAAGAGCTAACTACCTTGATCACGTGTGCAATTGTGCTTACACCGCGGTAGTAGTATTGATTTTCTGGGCCCACTTTGACCCCAATTTTAGTCATGTATTCATCATCGAGAGCGTTTTCGCTGTCGACAACTAAGATGATGGTGCCGTCGGCTTGAGCGCTTTTAATGATGTTACCAACTACATAGGATTTGCCGGCTCCGGACGGACCCACAATGCCTGTGATTCTTCCCTGGGGAACACCCTTCGTGTAATCTCCTGCCATAACCGCATTAATGGCATGATTTCCAAAACTGTGCCAGTATCTTGGTGGCACGGATGATTTACCTACCCCGTCTATCTTGTCCATGTCCTTGTTAAACTTATCCAGGAATCCGTACACAGATTCTGTTTTAGGTGCTTTTGTTGCCATGTTTTTATTCTTATGTTTGGAAGGAAAACAAGAGAGCATTGCTCTCTTGTTTTGTTGTCAACTTGTGTAGCTAGAGCCTGTTACTTGGTCCCTGCAGCCTTGCGTCGTGCTTGAATGGCAGCAATTACGCTATCCATATCAGCTGATCCGCCAGTCACTTCTGATGTAGGCTGGACATCCACGTCAACCTTGGCTTGTTTTGCGGGCTGAACAGCCTTTGGGGGAACCGTTTTTGCAGGTGCTCTTTCTTCCGTTTCATCTTCGTCTTGGAGAACTCCACCAGTTAGTGCAGCATTGAGTAATGCTGCCATACGTTCCAAGCCAGGATGGCGTGGCAGTAGAGTTGACAAGTCTTTTTGACCTTCCATGGCAACTGCCAGTTCCTCTTCTGTCAAATCACGGGGCCGGTTCATGAATTTAGAACCCATGGCGTAGGTAGAATACTCACCTTGCTCGGTCTTACGGATTACGAAATCATATCCACCCTCAAACGCTTCTGGAGGATTGTCCAGCGGTTCATCTTCGTTGGTGATGGCGTCGCGAATGATGCTATGCAGTTGGTAGCCGACTGCAATGTTGCGCAGCTTGCCTTGGTGGGTTTCGCCGGTGGTTGGATCCGCAGGCAGTGGATCCTCGATGATCAGAGCTTGTGCCAAATGCTGCATTGAGCGGTAGTACTTCTTGCCATTTACCTTGTCTTGCTTAGAGTAGAAATCACGGGATACCTTGCAAGCGGGGCAATCTTCGGGGTTACCCTCTGGGTCTTTATACATCTTGAGACAAGGGATCTTCTTTTCCTCGCCATTGATCACAAAAGTGTGAGACGGCTTTGGTAGCAAAAAGCTATATGGATTGTTTTCGTTAGCGTCAGGGATGAAGCGGATAACGGCTCGCTGTCCTGGCTTCATGTTCCAGAAGGGGTAGTAGTTGTTGGTGCTTTGTTGACGATCAGTTTGATCAGGTGTACGCTTCCCAGCGTTGTAAGCGGCGCGCATAGCGGCCAAACGATCTTGTGCATTAGTCATGTTCAGGTCTTTCTTTTTATTGTTTTCAAAGCCTTTCGGCTAGGGTTGATTATACGTTCGTTTCTCATCCAATTCAACAGAAATATCACTCATGCAGAGTTGTTTTCTGTTGAATTGTGATGTATTTATGCAAACTCTTCCGAGGGTGACCTTCAAGTTAAGCCGACTTAATAGCTATTGAGCTATATTGTAGAGCGTATGCAGCTACCCATCCTGTGGAGCTATCTACTAATGTGGGTGAGGTGACCTGAGGTGTGTTGCTATTTAAACCTAAAATCCCTTGTGTGTTTGCTCCCCACCCCCACAGTGTTCCGTCGGTTTTAATTCCAAACGAGCTCCCAAATCCTACACGTGCAAACTTCCAGTCTCCTGCAACTTGAATTGGTGTATTTTGCTGTGTGGTATTGCCCACTCCCAACTGACCAGAATCATTCTTCCCCCAAGCCCATAGCGTCCCATCTTCCAATAAACCAAGAGTTGAGTACTCACCGCATGACACGCTGGTCCACTTTACGCCATTTACGGGAGATGATAGTACTCTAGGGGCTATTCCTCCTGTACCTAGGCCAGCAACTGAGCCTAGCTGTCCGTTACCGTTTAACCCCCACACATACATTTCACCAGCAGAGTTTACAGCAGCAGCGTGGTATGCGCCAGCTGAAAACCTCGTAAACGGACCCAGTATATCTATTTGTTTGATTTGAGTATCTTGTGTTGGGTTGGATACGTAGGTGCTGTCTGATGCTCTACCCAGCTGCCTAGATCCGTTGTTACCCCAAGACCATAAATTATAGTTTTGATCCATTCCCAACGTGAATCTATGTCCTGCTACCATATCTATAAACCGAGAAGTGTTGGGAAATTGGTTATACGGGGCAGGGGTAGTATTGACGCAGTATGGAACTAGCACGTTGTCTGGAGTGATATCACCATTTCCAATCGCAGCGGCTATATCGTTTCTCCCCCAACACCATATTGTTCCATCTCCTTTGAGAGCGGATGTGTGCTCTGTGCCTGCAAACGCACATATCCAGTCACTATCAGCTCCCACCCTAGTGAAAGTATATCTAGTTGTGGTGTCGTTTAAACCTAGTTGACCGAACCCATTATATCCCGTAGTCCACAGCGAGCCGTCAGCCTTAACACCAACGGAATGTTGGTATGATCCGTGTATGGTTTTCCACTGATCTGGGTCTTCAATGGGTGTCCTGTCTTGATACAGACCAGGACTGGTAAACCCTTGGGGTATACGATTGGCTGTGAACCATATGTTTGACACATTGTTATTTTGGTCAATGTAGTACCCCAACCCACATTCACCTGATTGGTTCATTCCAGTTCCTAGCAGATTGCGTCGCTCAACGTTAGCGCTAAATGCAAAGGTTAATGCGATCAGTTGAGACAGCATGCTCATCTGAGAACCTTTCCGTATATGGTTGATCCACCATCACGTGTCATAAGCGTTAGGAAATCTTTTCCGGAAGTTTGTAATGTCACGCCAGCGTCGACAAAATTAAGGGACAGTGCACCACTAGATGTCACCCATTTCGTTCCAATAGGAAATGTGATGGAGGGTAGAGCTCCTGCATTATCCATTTCTATCATTAAGAAGGCAGCATTACCACCAGCCGGCCAATTGGATACCGTTATAGTGTGAGAGGATGTGTCCGAAAAAGTGATGGACTGCCATTGACCAGCAGCGTAATCAAAGTTGTGGGTCGTTCCTGTTCCACTAACAGACACATGAGGCGTTAGTATAGTAGAGGAAGATTGTGTGCCTGTATGATTTGCCCTGTTC